AACCAATAGTCCAAGGATCACCACCAGTGCCAGGGTCAGGATAGGCAGTGCAATCACCATTTGGCAAACGCCTTGCATAACCCTCAAAGGGCTTAACAAACACGTCAGCACAAAGTTTGATGGCATCTTCCATCACTTTTGATACTTCTCGATGCTGCGCCCCACGAACCAGAAAGTCAGGCACATGTTGAGCATGGCAAAGTCATCTGCATCCCAGACCTTGGTGACCACCTCTGTCCAGTGCCCACCCGTCTGGAAAGCCATGACAAGGGCTGCAGCCTTGACAGCGGCGTACATGAAGAACAGCGCCCAGGTGATGCCAGGACGCACCAGGGCAGAGACTGCAGCGACAAACCAGCCAGCCTCCTTGGCCGTGCTTGCCTGCTCTTTGAATGCTTCTTTGATGGTGTCGAGCTGCTGGACAGAGTAGTCCACATACTTCTCTTCCATCTTGAACTGACCGCGCAGCTTCTCCAGGTCAGTCTGGAGCGTGAACATAGACAGCTCATGCTGGCGCTCGTTCTTCTTGTCCAGCCACTTCAGCACTTCCGGGGCTAAGCGGAACAGGCCACCAAATATAGAACCAAGCAAGCCGCCACCAAGAATATCGAACATCACTGCCTCACCAAGTCTTTAAGCCACAAGAACAAGGCTAGGACGGCAATGCCTAAGAAAGCTATCCCAGCACCATACTTGACCGTCATCATGAACTCCTGCTGTCGTAGCCGGTGCTCACGCTCTTTCTTTTCGCGCTCTTTCTTAAGCCGCACACGCTCCATAATCATTTCGTTGTACACACGTTCACCGTAGTGTCCAATGATTAGGAGCTTGAGTTCGTATTCCTGCTTGTGCAGAGACTGCTTGTGCATCGTGATCTGCAGAGCTTCTTGCTCCACAGACCCATCATGCAGCAGCCTCTTAAAAACGCTTGGCTTCTTGTTAGCCTTCTCAGCGGCTAGTGCGTTGAACGTGCCAAACGCTGAGTACCACTTGCCTATCTGACCCGCTACCTGCTCTATCTCCTTGCCGGTAGCCACCATCTTTTTGATGACGGTGAATGCCGTATTCGCTGCACTAGCAGCAGCAATGATGGCAGATATGGGTTCCATTCACAGGCCGAGCAACTGCTTAGCAAAGACAGCAGCCACACCAGGGCCAAGAAAGACAGCAGCAATCGTGATGTAGAGCAAGTGCTCTATACGTGTCATGCGCTTGCTGCCATCCTCTAGTCGTCTTTCGATAGCTTCGTAGCGTTGAGCGCAAATAGCCTCATGCACGGCAAACCTCGTTTCTACTGGTTGATCGCCCATAGCTCATCACCGAATTTGCTGGGCCGTCATGATGACGGAAGGAATAGCAGGAGAGACTGCCGTAGCATTCTCCTGCTCAAGAATGATGTTGGAGTTGTCTGTGAACCAGATGATCTCCATGTAGTCACCGGCAGCTACCGACTGGATGAAGTTCCACGCAGCCACTATATACGGGGCGTTAGACGGAACAACCAACTTGGTGTCAGAGTTGGCAACATTGTTCTCGTTGAGCCGGAACCAGATATTGACCGTCTGCCCAGAGCCACCACCGCCTGTGTTGTGGAGCTGAGCCGAGAACTGGATGTTGTACGTCCCAGCATGGGCAAACGTCATGCGGGACTTCTTGCCCAGCGCGTTGACTGCCATGCTCACACCGTCTGCATCTGCGGTGTTCTCGCAGTACATGGCGTAGGGTGTGATGCCGTCTGTCTGGTCTAGGCTGCTGAAGAAGCTGCCGTAGTAGCCACTGAAGGTGCCGCCACCAGTTGTCGTGACACTACTGGCTACACGGAACACCATGATTAGCTCCCGTCACCAGGCGTTATGTACACCACGCCAGTGCCACTAGATGTTGCGCCTGTGAAGTACACGTTGCTGTTGAACGTGAATATCTCCACAGAACTGGGCACAAGACTAATGGTTGAGCCATTCACGGAAGCGTTTGCCATCGCCGTAGCTGCTGCAGCCGTGTCTCCAAAACCTAGAAACACAGCCACATTGCCGGTGTTATGCACACGATACTGAGTGCCCCCAATAGTCGTGGATGTCGCACGCACGGGCGTAGGGGCTGACACGGCGGCTGTAAAGCTCACCGTGTTCCCCATAGGGGTAAAGGCCATGATGCCCATGATTAGTACACCTTCTTTCCGCCACCGCTGGTCGGGGACTGCTTGCGATTGAAGTAGTCGTTAGGCTTGCCTGAGAAGTTGAACACAGGCGTGAACCCCTGCGTGCAAGTACCAGGCTTGAACTCACCAGGCGCAGACATGGGCTTGCCACCCATATAGCTGCTACTCACGCTACTAACCGTGACCACGGACTTAACCATCGGAATGATCTTCACGGCGGCTCCTTTCTTTAGAGTAAACAAGAAGATACGCGAAAACGACAAAAATGCCTAGGGTAACCACCCGCTCCCACATCGGCCCCCACATCGTCCAGCACCCCAGTGCGAACGAAGTCAGCAGCGCCAGCAGACTTAGCAAACGTTCAGACAGAACCTTCAGCGCGAGATTGACAATCTTGAGAGAGTCCAGAGACATCATTACTCCTGGTTAGAAAGGGAATAATCATGGTATCACCTCTACTCATCATCGTCACCATTAGAGAACCCGCTACCCCATTCGTCCATGTCAGCCTTCTGCTTGAGGGCTTCTAGCTTCAATGCACGGTCTACCACCTTCATCTTCTCGGTGATAGACGCTGTAGGGTCAGACATCACGGCCTGGAGAAGCTGGTTGATGTGCTTCTCTAGCTCAGGATTGATGCCTCTGTCTTTCTTTTTGCTCATCGTTTGGACTTGCGAGCAGACCCGTAAGCAATGGCAGCGGCCTGCTTTACAGCCTTGCGGGTGCTGCTAGGACGGCTAGTGCCAATCTTGCCGGTATCTTTGAACTTGCGAACCATCTCGCCAATGTTGGTGGAGATAGTCTTTTGGCTAGAACCCTTCTTGAGCGGCATGATTACCTCCGCATCTTGCGAGCAGGACGGCCCTCGGCCTTCTTGTCCATACGCTCCATCATGCGCTTGGCGTCCATAGCCTGACGGCTACCCTCAAGCTCGTTCTCACCACCGCGCATGGCTTCCTTGTCAGCCGCACGCTTTTCAGCCATAGAACCTGCTGCATAGTCTTTCATCGCTCTTCTCCAGTCATTGCTTCAACACCGGCAGAAATTCCCCTGCCAACACCGGGAGCCACATAACCTGCAATGGCGTTGCGAATCAAACGCTGGGCCATCGTGGTCTTAGTCATATTGTTTACAGGCGCGACAAACACGTCTTGTAGCTGTCCAATAATCTTGTCTGCTTGCCTACGATCCATCAGGTTGTTTCTGACCAAGTTCTCAGCCATGACCTGCATGTCGGCAATTGCACCCTTCATGCTGCTCTCAGCACGGCGCGTAATCGTCTGCGCCACTGCCTGTGCTAGCTTGTCTCGTCCACCAGGCGCTGCCAGGATGATGGGTGAGATGGCATCCCACTCAGCAGCTTTGGCTCCCAGCAGGAAGTCCATCACCCTGGTTTCATCAGTAGTTCCACCTAGGATGATGTTGGCCTTCTGTTGAGCCTCTGTGCGAAGTTGCTGTGCTTGTTTGCCTAGAGCGCCAGCCTCTGTCTCTGCGGTCTTGGTAAGCGCACCCACTTCTCCTGCGGCCTGCTTCTCAAGCTCTGCACGCTGACGCTCTATGGCTTTTGCAGACGCACCAAGTTGCGCTTCTGTCTCGCCTAAACGCCCTCCTGCTGCCTTCTCGGCCTCAGTTACGACACGTCCAGCTTCTTTCTCTGCAGCGCCCGTCACCGCAGCGGCTTTGTTCTCGCCAGCCTTGACACGGGCAGCAGCAGCCTTAACGGCGTCTGCCTCTGCACGCCCAGCCAAAGTCTGAGCACGGCCAGGAATAACGCCCATCTCTGTACGTAGAGCAGAAGCTAGAGCGCCACGCTTGGCAGCAACCCGCTCAGCAATGCCAACACGCTCAGCCGTTTGGTTGAGCTGTTGAGCCAGGGCAGGGAATGAGCCAATCCAGTCACGGCTTGCTTCAATAGCTTTCTTGACATCCTTAGCCGTACCACCGCGCACTAGGTCAGCCACGTAAGTACGAGCTAGGCTCTCGGCATCAGACTGCCCAACCGTCTTGACCAGTTGCTGCACCGTGGTGGCTGTGGAAAACACTTGCTTGCCAAGCGCGGCTGGGTCGGTCTTGAACTGCGAGAAATCAAACTCTTCTTTGCCGACAACAGCTTTACCAAGCCGGTTTTTGAAGTCGTTGAGCGGAATAGAGTCTTGCTTGTACTGCGCTAGATAGCGTTCAAACCCAGGCGAAAACTCCTTCTGGATGTTTTCCACATAGTCGGCTAGTCGCCCTGCCTGTTGCTGGCCGATAGCGTCATAGCCTTCTGCTGGCAGACCAAACGCACGATCACGCAGAGAACGGCGCAGAGTTTCCAAGCCCTGGAAACTCATCTT